GATGCCTTTTTAGGACCTCCTGAGGTATTTTGTTGAGGATCTCGGCGGGTATGTTTATGCTTTTTAAATCGCCTTTCCAGAGTTTTTGTGGTGTATATTTTGTGTAAAAATTCAAGAGTTTTCCGTCGTCCATAAAACCAAGTCTTAGAAGGGTTGTTATAATGTCTTCGTTCTTTTCTTTGGAAGAGATCGCTTTTTGGGCTTGGTCTTTTGTTATGTATCCAAGCTTGCTGAAAAACTCTAAAAGCTTTGCCTCATCCATAGCTTTCTTCCTCAGATGGGAAACTCCCACTTTCTACATCCCTCTTAAATTCTTCCAAAGCCTTCCTGAAAAGCTCTGCGGAGTTAATGTATCTCCTGACAAACTTTGGCTTTATCTCTTCTACCAAGCCCACAAGGTCGTAAAAAACAAGAACCTGCCCGTGGCAATAGGGTCCCGCCCCTATGCCTATGGTTATAGCCTTAGCAGATTGTGTAAGCTCCTTAGCAAGCTCCCTGGGCATAGTTTCAAGCACTATCATAAACACCCCCGTTTCTTCTAATATTTTAAAATCCTTCTTGATCCTTTCTGCCTCCTCCTCCCTACCAACCACCCTGTAGCCTCCTATTGTATTTATCTTTTGAGGAGTAAAGCCCAGATGCCCAACCACTGGAATGCCTATACGGACAAGCTTATAAACTAAATCCGCTATTTCTTCTCCTCCTTCTAACTTAACCGCGTTTGCTCCACCTTCCTTTATTAGCCTACCGCAGTTTTCAACGGCTTTTTCCACGCTAACTTGATAACTCATAAAGGGCATGTCTGCTATAATAAAGCTCTCCTTTGCGCCCCTTCGGACTGCCTTTGTGTGATAGATCATTTCCTCCACGGTGACCTCCAAGGTGGAGTCCTTCCCTTGAAAAACCATGCCCAAAGAATCACCTACCAGTATGCAATCTATACCCACCTGTTCGCACAGTTTGGCAGACAGATAATCGTAAGTGGAGATCATGGTGATCTTTTGTCCCTTTTCCTTCTTATTAAAAAGGGTCCGAATGGTAGTTTTCATCCACTGCTACCCTCTTGTGTAGCTACCTCTGCTTCTATGGCGTTCAAGGCATTGACCAGCTTACTAGCTAAAGTTCTGATGGATTCAAGGTTTTGCATATCTCTAAGTTCTCTTATCAAAGGAAAGAGAATCTCCAAAAGCTTGTCCTTCTGAGGTCCCTCTCCTACCTTTATCTGATAAGCCCCTGCCAAAAGGGGGTTCATAATAACTTGCACCAACTCCTTTACTTGACGTTTATCTTCCGCTGTACTCAGAGCCTGTAGGTCTGTGTATATTTTCTTCAAAAGTCCTACACCAAGCTCGAACTCCTTTGACATTATACTCCTCCTCTAAGCTTCTTTTTGTCAAATTATAATTTGACAAAAACATGGGACACCTTTTATATTATAACAGGACATAGGGGGACATAGTGGGATTTTCTGGGACGCTTGAAAATCAAGGACTTCAGAATATGGGTATTTTCTGCAATTTTGCAGTCTGGGGGTGTCCCACGGTTTTGTCAAACTTTTTTGACAAAAAAATGGGACACTTTTTTATTGGGTGTTGGGTTGGGTCGGAATTTGACAAAAAAATGGGACACCCTACCCCTCTGGACTTGTTGATTTGCAAGGCCTGTCCCACGCTTTTGTCAAACTCTCACAGCTCTCTAATCTTCTTCCTCACGAGATCTCTCAGTGCTTCTCCGTAATAGCTCATTAGCCCCCGCCCGAGCTCTGAAGTGAGGAACTCTACAAGCAAGCTTCGCTTTAGAACTTCTTCTATAATCATCTCTACTGTGCCCTCCGCAAAATTCTTTTTACTCCAAACCCATTTCTGGTGTGGTAGTGGCTTGGGAGGTTTGGGCGGGCTTTTGTTCTCTGTTTCTTCTTCTGTATTCCTCTTGGGCTTTCTTCTCTTTTGCTTGTTGAAAATATCTTCATACCTTTGGAGCGGTTGGGGTTTTGGCTTTTCTTCTATCTCACAATGCCAGCCCTTCACTACTTCAACCAGCCAATCCATGCTTGCAACCTCATAACCGCCTTTCTTCCATACCTGCTTGGTATACTCAAAATCTTCTACGTAGGTGTATGTAAGCGTATATCTGATGTTGAACTTCTCAAGCGCCTCTTGCGTTTCTCTTGTCATGTCAAGCAACAGATGGTTGGAAAGGACGACTACTTTCTCTTTTTCTCTTTCAATGAAGTATAGCCACATTTACCAGTATTTCCACCGCCCGTCTGGCACACGGCGGTATTTGTCTGCGTATCTATATATCAGTAAGGAATATTGGTAGTTTATTTCACACGCACTTCTGTATTGCTTACACCCAGTTCCTGCTTTCCACACGCACACTTGCCCTCTTCTGCAATTTTGCAGACATTTCTCCCATTCCCACGACCCAGCTCGCCTGCACTCTTGAATAACCCAATTCCCGCCGTTGTAGCGTTGGTATGCCAGCCATAACCTCGGAGCGGGATTGCTTACGATGAGTGTGTTTAGGTAGTAGGCAAAGGCATAGAAATGGTCTTTTGAGTAAGGTCTGGTATAGTCAGGGAACAAAGGCTTAAGCAGGGGATCTAAGAACTTCGGTGTCAACTGGAAGTATCCAACTGAGCCATGTCCGTCTAAGCTCTCCCTCCACCGGCAGGAAGTCTCTTTTTCCGCAGTGGCTATGTTGTAGTGAGTTGGGTAGTCTATGGCTATATATCTGTGCGTAGCTTCCTGTATGGCTGGCCCAAGCTTCAGGCATCTGGGATTAGCCCAGAGCAAAGACCAGCCCGACATAAAGTAAGAGAGCAATAGCGTAAATCTTCTCATATGGGTGCTCCCATTCCACGAATCCTATCTTCGCCACCCTTGTGATGTAGTAATAGACCAAGCCAGCCGAGGTAAGGGTGATTTTGCGGGCTATCGCACTCAAAAGTGTGGGCTGGTCGTAGACGTAGGCAAAAGCTACAAGCATAAACACAACAGCAAGGATTAAATCAATCCCGTAATGCTTCAGTATCCTTTTAAGCAGTTCTACTGTCTGCATGTGTCAATCGTCTCCCTTAAAAGCTGATTTTCTCTCTCAAGTCTAAACATGTAATTGAGTAAAGACTGCAATTTTTCAGTGGTGGGCTGTTCGGGTTTGATGACGGGTCTTTCAGTCTTTGGAATATCAGGGACAGGGCATTTTACGATGACTTCTTTCTCTATTACTTGTGGCGTGGTGGCACAGGAGAACAGAAACAAGCTAAGGGCTAAAGTGCTTGCTCGCTTCATCTATCATCCTCCGTATAGCCTCGCACTCGTCCGTGTGTGGTGGGATGCTTATCTGTGGGACGGGCTCGGTGGCTTTTTTCAGGAGGGCGGTATATCTCTGTTCTATCTTCTTCTTATCAAGTTCGCACTTGCTTTTTAGCTCGGAGTATAGCTGTGTGTATTTGGTGAGGTTTGCTTGTGTGGATTGAAGTTCTGCTTTGCACTGAGATAGTCTCTCAGCTGTCTGAAGATGCATTTTGCGTTCAACAAACAGCCCGACAGCCAACAACCCGCACGCTACAAGCAAAGCTAAAGACAAAGTCCAACTCATAGGAACCTAAACCTTATCTTTCTTCGCACCGTGCCGCCAGACCCACCGCTCCCACCAGCACCACTGCCGAAACTCTCTATCCAGTCATCCCTTCTCTTTTTAGCTAAAAGCTTCAGCGTTCTCTTTATTACAACATCATTAGCCTTGCGATTAACTGAAAATCTCAAACCTCTCGTGATTTGCACATCGTAGTTCGCCATCACTTCACCTCATAGACTATCTCATCTCCGATCTTTCTTAGCTTTTTCACACTTTCAAACTGAGTTTTTAGTTTGTTTTCTGTCTCTTCCACTGCAACGCCCGTCCATTCTTCTTTTCTCACCATAAAGCCTTGCTCTGGATGGAACTCGTAAGCGTCTTTCACTTGATTGTTCTCAATCACAAACACATATTGCATATTTACACCTCCTTTAAGCTCTTGAAAGTTCTAATATGTAAGTAAATGTAATTGTGTCTCCTGTGGAGACTGCAATCGGAGTAGCAAGCACTGAGCGATCAAAGAAGTGCCACGTAACCCAGCTGTAGTTATGGCTCCATGCCGCATGTTCCGACACAGTTGCGGGTGCGGAGTATGAAAGCACAGCGATAGAACGCAGTCTATAGACTTGACTTGTTGTATCAAAAAAGTAGTTGTATGCTGATGCGCTCACAGGCGATGTCTGGATCGGGGATTGTAAAGCTGTGTCTGTAAAGTTTTCAGGATTTGTTCCTGTTCCAGAGGTGTGCCCGAGGGCTATACCCCATACCTGTGGTCTACTGAAATCATTATCGTTATTATGAAATGATCCAAGCGCTTTCAGAAGCGTAATCATGCCTCGATTTGTTATGAGTTTTTGACTTTGCAGTCCGTAATCAATCTCTTCTCCATCCCTCGTTATTTTCTTTGCATAAAGCTTGCTTCCAACAATCAAAAGCTCCGCCTCAGGCATTATTAGTTTTCTGAATGCTCTTAAAAGCTTGTGTCTCATTTATTCCACCTCCATCACACGAATTTCTTTATTGTTTGCATATGCATAGACTTCAAACCCGGGCAGGAAGTTGAAAGAAATACTGTCCCCGGGTGAAAGCTTAAAGCCGTTTGTGTTATCTACTGTGCTGTCCCCGATATAAACATCCGCATCAGACACATTCTGAATAACCACCCACCTCGCCTCGGGGTCAAGGCTTATTTGAACTCTGCCATCAACGGTTATTGCCCTTGTCCTTATTATTCTCCTTAAAGTCTCCTGATTAAGCGGTCTATACTCGTAGCTCATAGTAGCCTCCTTTTAGCTTGTGCACGAATTAAAGCGAATAAATAGATGTCGTTATTTGCATACTCAACTGTGAAATCTGTCAAGGGTAGCTTGCTGTAAATCTTCTGCAAAATTGCATCTACTTCAGACTGGAACTCATCGAACTGGGGAAGCTTCCTTTTGTGTGCTACGATGATAACAAAGCTTGAGACTGTGCCGTTTCTGTCTATTTGTTCTCTCTCTAAAAATACACTCATAAGCTTTTGAACATCTGCACGAAGCTCTTCTGGGTTTTTGTAGCCGAGGGTGTGGGTGTGGTCTGGGAAAAGTGTTCTTAGTTCATTGTGTAAATCTAAAAGCCTCATGCCCTCTTCACCTCAAAAGTTTTCGGTGCGGTTCCTGTCGTGGTCATTGTCTGTGCGTTGAAAAGGGCTTGCAGTTCATTCTGCATTTTGAGATACATATCAGACTTCTCGTAGTATTTACTGTCTTCTGACTGTGCTAATTTCAGATACAGTCTTCTCAGTGCAACAATTTTGGCGTATTCTTTTGCCCACTCAAGCCCTGCAGCGTTAAGATCTGTGGGCTGGATACCAAATAGGGCTAATGTCCTTTCCGTGAAGATATTAGCAAAGCTTATATCGGTATCAGACGGGCTGATGGGTTCATCTGTGAAGTCTGCGCTTGTAATAAACGCAAAGCTCATATCACTCCCTCCAAAGCCTTCATGAACTCTACGGCCGCCTTCCGTGCCCTTTCTTGCAAATTTGCAAAGAAGAACGGATAGGGTTTGCTACCCGGATGGCTGACTTTCTTTCTGAATATGTAGCCCTCGGGAGTGGGAATTTTCAAGGCTTTTCTCCTCTTTGGAAGTATAGCATGTGTCTTTGTGCCGAATTCCACATACTTGGCGTAGTCCACTTGGGCTATTATGCGGGCGGATGTTTCTGTGTTCATATACCATGTTATAGACCTCTGAAGATTTCCCGTGCGTGGTCTGAAAGCCCGTCCGCTGTCTATCCAGTCATGGATGTCTTTTACATACGTTTCCGCCGTTATCATTATTGCCCTCCTAAGATTTTTTTCTACTGCGCCTTGTTGGAGTATCTGCGGGAGTTTCTTGATCTTTAGCTCTATCTTCATCTTCAATAACCTCTATCTGATTACCGTATATGGCTATAAGCCTTCTCAGGAGTTGTTCAGGGACAGGGTCTACAGATACGCCGTCCTTGAAATTGATAACGCCCCCGGGATAGTGAAGGGGGCTATCGCCTTGCCAAGGAATTTTCAATCTCTTCATGATTAGTTATTGATGTTGATTATCTTAGCTACATCCCACTTGTTCTTAGATGCCATGCTTACATACCACTTCAGTCTCCACTTCCTCGCATCCCTGTCCTGAACCTTTCCGACCTCTTCTATCACCACGCCTGCGTTGTCCCCCATGTAGACGCCATGCACTGCCGTTTGTCCAAGCCTGACGGCATAGACCGAGGTCAAGCCGCCTGTAATGGGGATGTATTCATTTCTGAGGATTGGAATTCCGTTGTAAGCCATGACCGGTCTTCCGAAGTTGGGTAGCATCACCTGTTCAGGCGTGACGTAAAGAGTTCTGAGCAAGGCTTTGACGGAAAGGTAAGTCCTCGGGTGCACTATGATTGCAGTGGGCTCTGCTCCAGCAGGGAACTTCTCTAAAAGCTGGTCTAACAACTGGAACGAAATCGGAGCACCGCCTGAACCAGCATCAACGACCATGCTTGTGTCAACGAATCTGTCCAAACCATCAAACTCGTTAGGGTTTGCTTGACTTCCTCTGATAAACAACCTCTTGTATGCTCTTACGATAGCTTCAGATGCTGCAAGAGTTTTCTCAAGCACGCGGTCTACAAGCTGTTCTACTGCTGTAGCTTCAAAGTTATAGACCACAACATCCGCAGCAATCATTGAGATTTTGTTTTGCATCACGGTGCCGACCACGTCAACCTCAGGGATGGTTCCGTATGGGTCTACTACCGACGCCGTAGGCACATCTCCGGTGCGATACCAGCTGTAGATATTTGTGGCACTTTTCGTGAAAGGCAAGAGGGCAAACAGCTCATCCTTGTCTGCCATATACTCAATAACTGCCCTCTCGGTGGTCTCTGCGGAAAGCTTGCCGGCTAAAACCCTCAATACACTCATTCTTTAATACCTCCTATTAGTTTTTTCAAAGCTTGTTTTAAGCGTTCTTCGGGGCTTTGCGGTTCTGTTTTTTCTATGGTGTGAGGAGAACCAGAACCGCTAACGGCTTTGACAAGGAAGGGATTTTCATTCAAAAACTTCTCAATAGCAGTATCCACATCCTCGCCGTCTATAAGCACCTTGCCATCTTTGACTTCTATCTTCTTTTCAGCTTTTAGTAGCTTCAAGGCTTTGTCTGCGTCTATTACTTTGTCTGCAAGTTTGCTTTTGACTTGATACTCAGTAAGCAGTTCTTCTTTTTCTTTCTGTAATTGTTTGAGTTGTTCTTTGTATTGCTTTTCTATCTCTTTAGCTTTCTTCCTCTCTTGTTCTAAAGCTTCATAGAGTTTGCCTTTTTGTTCTAAGAGTTGTGCTTGCATATCGTCCCAGCTTTCAAACCCGAGGTATTTCGCCTGCTCATCCAGATGCTTTCTCACAAGGTCTTCTACATTGACAGTCTCTACTTTTTGTTCAGTTTTTTGCTGTATTTGAGTTTGCTCTTGTGTTTGTTGTTCTTGCATTTCCTCCATCACTTACCTCCGCAATATTTCTGAAAGAGCTCCTCAGCTTTTGCTTTGATTCTGTCTTCTCCGTGCATACCAGCCAGCCTTATCGCTGAGCGTAGCATGTAGCAGTTGATAGAACCGTCCTTGTTCTTATATGGGTATCTACGGTTTTCAGGGTCAAGGAAATAGTCTTCAGGCAGTTTCTCCCTTTCACTCTCTCTATCCAGCCATTTCAGTCTGTCAGTTGGGATATTGCGAACTTCGGGCATGGTATGGAAAGATAGAACTAAGTGTTTTTAGTCTTTTCGCATTTTGCGAAGCGTGGAGTGCTTATATTTTTACTTAGGAATGGCATTAACTCACGACCTTGATGATGTGAAAAAGATTGAGAGAGAACTTGAAAAATACGACAGTCTATTTTTGAAAGCAAGTGAGGTAGCAAGGCTTTTAGGCGTTTCACGGAGAT